CGCCTCGTCGATGAAGACCAGGAGCGGATGGCCGTGGTACTCCTTGTATTCCCGGGCGAAGGTGAAGATGTTGCGGATATGGGCCTCAGTCGCACCCACGAACATCGACTGGATGTCGGTGGACTGGATGGACAGGAACTCCACTTCCCCGCCGTAGAGTTTGATGAACTCGTTGGCGGCGGCCCGGGCGAACATAGTCTTGCCGCAGCCCGGAGGCCCGCAGAGCAGAGCGCCCTTCGGCATCTTCATGTTGTACTTTTCGTACAGCTCCTTGTACTTGACCGGAGCCTGCACGGCGTCGATGAGGGCCTCGAGAGCTTCCTCGTTACCGACGATATCCTCGAAGTTCTGAGGATCGGCTTTGACGATGAAGTCTTCGACCTCTTCCCGGGCCTCTTTGTAGGACTGCGGGGGCTCACGCTTGGGCGGCGCCGTGGGTTCCCTGGGAACTTCGATGCCTGCGGGACGCATCGAGCCGTCCATCGGGTTGTAGAGGAACCGTTGGCCGACCATATCGCTCAGGCGCCCGCTGCCGATGATGCCGAAGAGAGACTCCGGGTTCATGCCCATAGTCCGGGCGATGTCCCGCAGCATCCGTTCTTGCGACTCGCTAATCTCCCTGTTACGGGCAGCAGGATCGGGGTCGCCCGGCCGGATCGGGACGTCCCTGAACGATCCGTCAGATTGCGCCACCCGACGGTACTCAATGTTTCCAGGCCGGTTCGGCCCCCCAGGAACAGCCATGCCGTTATTGAACCCCATGCCTTGTGCGCGAGCCGCGCGGTTGACGTTATCAGGATAGCAAGCCGGGCACTGGGGATTGCCGCACCCAGGGCCAAGTTGCATCGGTTCGGGAGGCTTCTCTTCCTTGCCACCCATCTTCTTAGGTTGCTCGATCTTTCCCCTGCCCCAATTGAGGGGATCGAAAGGCGAGCCGAACTTATCTCTCTTCTTTGCCATGATCTACTCGATGATGTCCTCAAGGTCGATGATGTAGAGGGTCTCCTTAGCCCTCGTGTGGATGACGTACTGGAGATTGTACTCCTGCTGAAGCTGAGTATCGTCCCCTTCTTCGGCCGCCTTGCGGGACCACTTCGAGGGGATCAGATGCGGCTCCAGGTGGTACACGATGTCGAACTCGAGTCCTTTGGACTTGTGCCCGGTCATCATCTGGATTGGGCCTGCTTGCTTGAACAGGTTCTCCGCCCACAGCATAGCCTCGTTGGAGTCGTTGCCGACGTCCGCGAAGACGTTGAGGCACGCGAACTTGTCGTGGATGACAGCGTGCCGCTCCTCGGGCTGGCGCCGAATTTCCTCGGTGTGCCAGGCACGGATCGCTTTCCGGAACTCCTCCTTGGGAAGAGTGTTCGGGGCGATCTTCTTCATCAACTTCACCAGTCCAGCGCCGATGTCGTTGCCGATCAGATGAATGCCTCGACCGGCGCGGATCAGTCGCATGGCACAAGCGAACAGCGGAGCGTTATTCCTGCAGATGATCGCCGAGCCATCTACGATGTCCTTCGGGTCCAGCTCAGTCAGCCGCTCGACCTTGCCCTCCTTGGCCCAGTCGGGATACCGCATGGTAGGGACCCGGTGACGCACGTACTCGACCACCTTGATAGGGCAGCGCATGGAAATGGTCAGAGGAAGCTCAGTCATATCGAACTTCTCCTTCATCACCGACATGGCCGAAGTGTGCGCCCCGCGGAAACCGTAGATCGCCTGGTTCTGATCCCCGACTGCGATCAGCCGACTACCGATGACTTTGGTCAGCGTCTCGAAGTTTAGCGGAGAAAGGTCCTGCACTTCGTCCGCGAGGACCAGCGGGAACTTGGTGAACTGGCCGCCGAACAGAGTCGACATGTAGATTTGATCGTCGAAGTCGATCAGACCATTGTATGCCTGGGCGATCGAGCGGAGCAGCATTTCGTCGACTGTGGACAGGAAGAAGTCGTCGACGTCCGCATCCACCGCGTTCCAGAGTGCGGCCTCGAACGAGCCTTCGTCACAGAGCGACTTGCCCATGCTCTGTGCCTTGGGCGGGACGTAGCCCATCGACTTGGCGAGGCGCACCGCCCGCATGATCGCGGCGAAGTTGTCGGAAATCAACTTCTTCTGGGATTGAGGCTTGGTGTCGGAATACTCCTTGAGGTCGTTATAGCCTTTGTTCGGCTCGACAGCGAGGCGTTTGCCGACTGCGGTGCCCCAGGCCCGGTGGCCCACGGAGTTGATGGTTGAAGACTGGACGTGGCCGGGCAGCCGCTTGGCCATCTCCTCTGCGATCCGCTTGTTGAAGGCGAGAGCGAGAGTCGGCGTCAGAACGGCATTGGCGACTAGGACCAACGTACTGGTCTTGGTCGCGCCGGCGAGTGCAGAGACGAGGAGGTTGTCCTTCGTCCGCTTGGCCGCCTCGACAATTGCGGCCTGTTCTTCGGTTGGAGTGAAAGCCATCAGAGCGTATCCTTCAAAAGCTTGGTGATTGCTTCGCTGATGTCCTCACGGAGCATCTTGCGAGTTACGGAGACGACGCCATCCTCGGGCTCGTGCTGGTCGACCATTGGCTTGTCCAGCACTTCGAGAGCGGCGGCGAGTGACTGAGAAACGCCGTCGTTGAAGGATCGGCATTGCTCGCGGTAGCGTTGGATGAGCCTGTGCTCATCTTCCGTGACTTTGATCCTAGAAGGGGATTTCATCGTCGATCTCCTTCTGACCAACATCCTGGCCGAAGCCGGAGTAGTCTTGGCCGATAGCCACGCCTGGATGCGTCTCGGCGAAGTCCTTGAGAGCATCGAAGTGATCGACGATCGAGTGGATGTTCGCGTTGGGATCGACTGGTGAAGTGGGAGCGCCTGCATCGAAGGCGGGCGAGGGCTTGCCGAACTTGTCCTCGAACGTCTTCAGATAGTATGTCTCCACCATTTCCAACTTCATCATCAGCAGTTTCTGCGTGACGACCTGGATGTCGATGGCGTGTGCCTGGGCTTGCCAATAGTCATCGAAGCGCCGGGCGTATTCGTGCCAAGACTTGCCGTCGTCCTCGGAAATGAGGATGGCGGTTTGGGTCCTGTGTTCCAGGAACCTGCTAGCTTCGGACAAAGCCGATCTCCTTCAAGAACTTGCGCTTCTCGGAATAAGGAGCGCGTGCTGCGAGTTTGGTGAGAGCTTCAAGGAAGCCCGCACCGACGATGGCGTCGCCTTCCCAATCTGAGTCGACACCGCCCTGCCAAATGGCGGCTTCGCCGACTGCAGCGAGAAGTAAGTCAGCCCGGATTTGCGGGTGACGGTAGGTCATACTGGCCCTCCTTGAGTTTGCCGAGCATGGGGGACTTGGGATCGCCGACGTAAGTCACGCCGTCAGCCCACTTCCACTCGGCGTTGCAGGAGTCTCCATCATCAGTGATGATGACGCGACGAGTCGTGCCGAGCTTCGCGCCGACTGAGGTGCAGTAGTGCAGAAACGCCTTGAACGCCTCTTCTGCCGAGACGTAACGCCTTACGTATTCGTAAGTCTCGTCCGGGAAGAACTGGCAGACGGAGAACTCACCAGTCATTTCATGCTCTCCCACAGCGCCAGCGCATCCTTGGGCATATGCTGCCTGCAATAATGCGAGTTGATGAGCCCGCCCGCCATGTAGCCTTCTGGAGGCTTGTGGTTCGAGCGCGTGACTGCGAAGATCGCCGGTGATGGGCAATCCTCGCAGGAGAAGTTCAGTCTCTGAACCGAGACGACTTCGTTTCCTCTATAGTCTGCCATTATTCCCCTATCAAGTCGAGATTGACTTCATCCAGCAGATCGAGGTTGATCTCTGGACTCTTGATGACGCCGACGACTTGGACCATGCCGAGTTCTTCGGCTTGGCGGATAAGTTCTGCATCGTTACTGTGGTCGGCTTTAGTACGATGCTGGTCCGGGTGCTCGATTGCGATGACTCCACGGCGGAAGAGGTTTAACGTGTTCTCCAACTTGCCGCCGACGTCGTTCCTCGAAACGGGAATAACTGCCCCGTTTTCGAGGTTGGCGTAATACAGACCACTGGTATGATCGTATGTGAAGTCGATACGTAGCCGGAAGCCGGTCTTTTTAGCCTTTCGCATCGACGGGCTCCCTGATTGGGTCGAAGTCGCAGACGGTGAAGTTGGGCTCAAGGCCGAACAACGCCTCCTGGAAATCGTCCTTGTACTTCCGAATGGCTGCGAGGCGACGGTTTGCGATGTACGCCTCCGCCCACAGCCTGGCTGCATGTTGGTGAGGAAAGACCGATCGCCGGACGACCTGGTTAAAGGCCGCCCGGTCCTCGATCTCGCACAGGACCACCACGTTGCCGACGTAGTGAGTGCGAGCTTTACTCATTTGCGATGGTCCTTCATCAGAACAGACAAGCCACCAGCAAAGAGCAGTATCCAGATGAGTGCCTCTGCCGGGCTCACTTGATCCTCCAAACCATGATGTAAGGACCATCGCGCATAGTGCGATAACGCCGGATGCCGTCCTTGTTGATCCTGTAGATTTCCCGGCGCATTTCTTGAGCTTCCTTTTCAGACAGCTCAAACTCCCCCGCAGATGCCAGGGGAATGGTGGCAAGTTCCTCTGCCGAAGGAACCTTGGTCCAGCGGAGCCTCGGCGCTGGCTTGTGGATTTTACGAAGCTCGACTACGTTGTTCAATGGATACCCTCCATGTTGGGATTGAAGCGACTTAGGGGACGACCCCTGGGCCGCATGTGAGTGCCGATCTGCGTGAGCAGTCGCCACATCTTGACGTGATTGATGCCCGTATACTCTGCGATCTCTTTGATACTGAAACCCCAGTAGTACAACGTCTGCATCTCCTGCAGGGTGAGCATGGGCGATCACCCGGCGACTTTGAGAAAGCGACCATCCGGCTGCTTCTCGTACTTCTGGCCGCAGCCAGTCCCAAGGTTTGGGGCGGCCCGGTGGTCTCGCCACGACTCTTCTGTCATGAGCGCCCAGGGTCCATGTCTGGTCCTGGCGTCATACAGAACGTCCTTGACGGGAACACCGAAGTCGTCCTCGGCCGGTTGCCCGCACCAATAGACTTCGTTAGTCACTGACTTATCTCCATTTCTTACTACGCTAACGCGGTAAGCTTACCATATTTCTTCCAGTATGTCAATCTATATTAATCTATCCATCTATTTAATTTGACTATAAGAACGGGTTGTCTAGGTAGAACTGTCTCGTTTCTTCGTTATACCCGAAGACGCCATTGCCTGATCTAATCTCACTCACAAGATACGCGGCGACTTCTTGCGGGTCTCGGCCGATCTTAGTGGCGCATTCAGATACAGTGAACGGTGTCATGAGTTTATACCGTGCGCGGATGCTGCGGAGCATGTTACTTCTCTGAGCCCGCTTGCGCTCTGCGACTTTGCGCGGGTTGACAGCCTCGACAGACTGTTTGACCAGCTTGTCAACCGCTGCCTCCAGCTCGGTCATCGCCTCGTCAATTTCCGCTGGCGCTACGCTGCCTTCGAGTCCAGCCAGCGGGTCATCCTCATCTGGCGTCTCGGCGGGATTTAGCTCCTCCAACCATTTGATGTAAGTGTCCTGGTCGGCGGGCGATGCAGTCTTGAATGCCTCGTTCAACTTATCCCTGTCGTTGTGGTAGAAGTCTTGGAACTGTTCGCGGGTGAGCATGTTTGCCTCCAAATGTTCGCCGGGCGCTCCGCGTACCGACTGTTAATGCCCTGGACTGTTCGATGCGGATACGGGTCAATCCGGGTGCGGATCAATGGTCGCTCCACACCGCGCGGGAGTCAATGGTCTGCATGTATGCCCTCGGAATACGTCTGCATCAATTACTGTAAGAACTTGCTACTGTTCAATTCTCAGTCTGTTCTGCCCTGAGACTGAGTATTAAAAAAAAAAAAAATAATAATACTATACTAGACCGGACTGGGTGGGATTGACTAGAAGACACAGAGTAAGCCCCGGCTGGACGGCGAGCACACATAGCGTTGATCCGCACTCGGATTGATCCGCACCCGGACACAACGTAGTCACGATCACAAAAGCGTGATTGACCGGCTGGACGGATTGACTAACCCGCTACGCGGTCCCATGTTGGGGGTCCGGTGATTGACCGGGCGGCGCAAGCCGTGGTCTTTGACAATCGAGCAAAGAACGAGTCGGGCGCTAGCTGCGTCGCCCGGTTCGGCAACTCATAGCAGCGGAGAACTACCACAATGGCTGATACCCATAACGTGACTCTCGCCATTCCGGACTCGATTGGCGTCACGCTTCGCGGCTTCGCCCGCAAGCTGGACACTACCAAGCTTCCGGAAAACGTGATCGTCGCACTCTTCGAGAAGGGCGTTCAACGCGGGTCGAATGATCCGCTCGGCGCACTCTTCGAGAAGGGCGAGACGGTCGCCGAGTCCAAGGTGGACGAATACTGGAACGATCTGGTCGCGCGCTGGACGAAGGGCGAAGTCGCCAAGACTCGCTCGGGCGGACTCGGCCGGACTACCGATCCGGTGCAACGCGAGATCAAGCGACTGGCGAACGCGGAAGTCGACGCCAGCTTGACCAAGCTTCTCGTCCATCACGGCGCCGGCGGAGTCCCGATGACGCGCAAAGACTTCGACGAGAAGTTGCGCGCGAAGTACGTGACCGGCCAAATCGAGCGGCACAAAGACCGACTCGAGAAGGAAGCGAAGGCCAATCTGGCCAAGCTGCAAAAGGCCGGTGAAGTCGAGCTGCTGGACATCGGCGGCGGCGACGAGTCGGAAGGCGAAGGCGGCGACGAATAGTCCGCACGCTGACGATCTAGACTAAGCGAGCCCCGGCTGACAGAACGTCGCCGGGGCTTTGCTTTGACTGCTTGTTGCGAGTGACTCGCATTCGCAGTCGTTACTCCAAGTGACTCGATCGTCCGTGGACTGACGATCCGCGACTGGTGCGGGTTAGTCGACCATCCGTTTCGGCGCGTCGGGGCACCCACCCCCGCCGAGGCACCCCCCATCGCGCGCCCCACCACCAGGAAGAACGCGCGACTGGGCAACCATGCAGATCAATGTGCATCTATGGACTAGGCGCGCTATGCACATTGTTGCGGCCGGTCGCCCGGTGTGGTATGCTGTGAGTCGGAGTAAGTCTGATGACCGAGCTACTGGACGGCATTCAACTCGGGGAGCTAAGAGGCCGACGCCAGAAGGCAATGTCGGCTGTGGCCGTGCGCCCGCTTCAAGAGGCCGACATCGCAGTCCTGGCGCAAGGAGAACGCCGGGCCACCCCGCCGACTTCCGTGAAGCGCCTCCGGGACCGCCACCACATCATCGCAAGGCTGGTCGTCGCCGGCAAGTCGAACCCGGAAATTTCCCTGATCACCGGGATGGACCCGACTCGTATCTCCGTCCTCCGCGGAGACCCGGCCTTCAAGGAGCTGGTCGCCGACTACAAGAAGATCGAGGATGGTGTCCAGGCCGAGGTCCACAACCGCCTCGTTCAGCTGAACCTGACCGTGGTCGAGGAGATTCAGGACAGGATCGAGAACTCGGAGGAACCCGTTCCGCTCTCGACTCTTCTCGAAGTCGGCAAGTTCACCGCTGACCGGATCGGTCATGGCCCGATCACCAAGCAGATGAACACTAACGTCAATGTCGACCTCAGTGGACGTCTGGCGGCCGCCCGGAAGCGCGTTGCCTCACTGCCCCCGCCGGACAAGGTGACTGACGCCGAGTTCGTCGAAGTCCGTACAGGGACCGACGACTGATGGCGGTGGATGACGAACTCATCGAGGAACTCGGGTCCTACTCGAACCGGCCTTATGACTTCGTCATGTGGGCCTTCCCTTGGGGCGAGCCGGACACTGAACTCGAGGAACAGGACGGCCCCGACGTCTGGCAGACTCAGATGCTGAAGGACCTTCAGAACGAGTTGCAGACCAAGGGCGACGTCCTGGACAAGTTCACTATCCGCTCCGGCCACGGGGTTGGTAAGTCGGCAGACTTCTCCTGGCTCATCATCTGGGCGATGTCGACCCGGGAGTACACTCGCGGCCGTGTTACCGCGAACACCAAGGAACAGCTCATGCGCGTCCTGTGGGGCGAGCTGGCTAAGTGGCACGGCCTCTTCATCGCCAAGCACCTGTTCAAGGTGACTGCCACCGCCATGTTCGCCACTCAAGACGAGAAGAGGTGGCGGATTGATGCGATCCCCTGGTCTGAGGATAATCCGGAAGCCTTTGCCGGCCTTCACAACTACGGCGGGCGGCTCCTCTACTTGTTCGACGAGGCCTCTGCCATTCCCAGCGGCATTTGGGAAGTCATGGAAGGGGCCACCACCGACAAGAATACTCAGATCATCTGGGGAGTGGCCGGCAACCCGACCAGGAACTCCGGTCCCTTCCGGGACTCACATGACATAAACTCGCCCTGGAGGAAGTACCAGGTCGACGCGAGAGAGTCCAAGTTCGGCAACCAGGAACTCTTCGCCAAGTGGGAAAAACAATATGGCGAAGACTCCGACTTCTTCCGAGTTCGGGTGCGTGGTGAGTTTCCCAACGCCGCCACCACACAGCTTATACCAATCGAGCTTATTCGCACAGCGGCAGTTCGGGAGGTACAGTCGTTCTATCAGGAGTCTCTCATCCTCGGAGTCGACGTCGCGCGGTTCGGTAATAACGCTTCCGTCGCGGCGTTCCGTAGAGGCAGAGACGCCCGCACGATCCCTGCCGCCATCTGGCGCGGACTTGACGTAGTCGCGACCGCGAACCGCATTGCTGGACTTATTGCCGAGAAGCACCCGGATGCAGTGTTCGTCGACGAAGGCGGTGTAGGGGGCGGCGTGGTCGATGTTCTTAGGAGCCTCGGCCACGCCGTCATCCCTGTTAACTTCGGCGTGCCTCCCTCCACCCGCCCCGGCGGGACTCTGGTCGCCAACAAGAGGGCGGAAATGTACGTCGCCCTGCGGGAATGGCTCAGAGAGGGCGGCTGCATTGAAGTGGTTGAAGACCTGCACAAGGAACTCATTTCCATCGAGTACCACTTCAACAAGAAGCAAGAAATCCAACTGGTGAGCAAAGAGGATATGCGCGCCATTGGTAAGGAGTCGCCAGACTGGGCCGACGCCCTGGCGCTCACCTTCGCTTATCCTGTTGCGAACACCGCCTGGATGTTTCAGCAGCCTCGGCAGACCAGGCAAGCCAATATGGAATACGACCCGTATTCCTTCGAAGCAATGGTGGGGAACTGATGTTCAAGGCACCCAAAATCCCGTCAGCACCTCCGCCCGCTCCGCAGGCGCCAAGCCTTCCTGCACTCCTCTCCAACAAAGCGCGCACTGTCTTCGGTCAGGGACGCGGCTCGGCGGGTGGCACGTTCCTGACCGGTCCGATCGGAGGGGGCAGCAACCCGATGGGCAACGTGCCTGGGTCGACTGGCCAGTCCGGCATGAAGACCGCGCTGGGGACTTAAGACCATGCGGGGGGCCCTCAAAATTCTGGCACTGGTCGTGGTTCTCGCAGTTGGAAGCTGCGCGTTCGCGGCCTTCTATGTTGTCACGCACTGCACAGACGAGGGCTGCCGGTGATCGACGTCAAGCGCATTCCTGACTCTCTTCGGAACTCCTACCGCCAGCAGATGCACGCGCGGATGGAGGGGATGCGGAGTACCCGCCTCTCCTTCTGGACCCATTGGGGTCAACTGGCTGAAGTGTTCCTCCCTCGGAGGTACAAGTGGTTCATCACGCCAAACCAGTACAACCGCGGCGCCCAAATCAACCAGAGTATTGTCGACGAAACTGGCGTGATTGCTGCCAGAACCCTCTCAGCGGGCATGATGAGTGGGCTGACCTCGCCGACAAAGCCCTGGTTCAAGTTGGGCTTGCACGACCTTCAAAAAGTCGACTACGGCCCTGCAAAGCAATGGTTGGCCGAGTGCGAGCGGCGCGTCTTGCGAGTTCTCTCGGAGAGCAACTTCTACCAGAGCCTGGGGACGCTCTACCACGATAATTCAGTCTTTGGCTCGGCGGCCATGCTGATCTACGAGGACGAGCGCGATGTCATCCGGTGCTACAACCCCTGTCTGGGCGAGTTCTTCTTTGATAACGACTCCCGCATGTCGGTCGGGACCTTCGCCCGCGAGTTTACACTCAATCTTCAACAACTCGTGCAGCAGTTCGGACTGGAGAACGTTTCAGTCTCTTCGAGAAGCGGCTATCAAAGTGGTGGCGCAAATCGAACGAGGGAAGTCGTCGTCCAGCACATGATCGAGCCGAATACTCCCATCTACGAGGGAGAAACGATGCTCGGCTACCTCGTCCCGAAGAAGTTCAAGTTCCGGGAAGTTTACTGGGAAGTCAACGCCACCGGCGGAGCAATCCTCCGTGCCGCAGGCTACAACGAACAACCCTTCGTCGCCGCCCGCTGGGACACAGTGTCCAACGACGCCTACGGCCGTTCGCCGGGCATGGACGCGATGCCTGCGACCAAGCAACTGCAAATTGAGCAGCGGCGCAAGGGCGAGGCAATCGACAAGATCGTGCGGCCTCCCATGACCGCCTCAGTCAGCATGAAGAACGAGCCCGCCTCGATCATGCCCGGGGCGATCACTTACGTGAACGACCTGACCAAGGATGGGTTCAAGCCGGCGTACCTCGTCAACCCGAACCTTGCCGACATGAAGGAAGACATCATCGAGGTCCAGAACCGGATCAAGTCTGTCTTCTTCGTCGACCTGTTCATGATGATTTCCGAACTCGACACCGTGCGGACTGCGACCGAGATCGACGCCCGGCGGGAGGAAAAGCTGATCCAACTCGGGCCAGTTATCGAACGCTTCGAAAACGAAGTCCTCGATCCGATCATCGACCGAGTCTTTACGATCATGACCCGCCGTGGCCTCCTCCCGCCGGCACCGCCTGAAATCCAAGGCCAGCCTCTGAACATCCAGTACGTGTCCATGCTCGCGGAGGCTCAACGTGCCGCCTCTACTGCCGCTATCGAACGACTCCTGGCTCTCGTGGGCAACCTGGCTGGCGTTGATCCTGACGCTCTGGACAACGTGGACGTGGACGAGGCGATTGACTACTACGCTGACGCCCTTGGAGTCCCGCCGAACATCATCCGGTCGACCGCGCAAGTCATCGACATCCGCACTGCGAAGCAGCAAAAGCAGCAGCAGATGGAGGCGGCTCAGGCAGGCATGGCGGCGGCTCAAACGGCTCAGGTTCTGAGCAAGACTGACGTCGGCGGAGGCCAGAACGCCATGCAACTCATGATGGGTGGGGCGCCCGGCGCAGGCATGATGCCCGGTAACACTCAGACCTTCGGACCTAGGCAAGCCGCATGACTGAGTTCGCAGACGACCAGTCAGCCATCGACAAGAAGCGGTCGAAGCAGGCGACCCGTCGGTTCCTCATGGACGGCGTGATCCGCCAGCTGATGAACTCGCAAGTCGGCAGACTATGGATTTGGGAGCAGTTGGCAGCTTGCCACCTGTTCGAGAACATCGCGTACTTCGATGGCGAGGGCGCCATTCAGAAGACTTACTTCGCAGCCGGCGAGAGGAACATCGGCCTCAAACTTCTCGCGGACGTCCAGCGCCTGTGCCCGAAAGAGTACGTGCTGGCGATGGAAGAGAATACCAAACTGGAGCAAGACAATGGCAGACGATCCCGCACCGGCCCCGACTCCGACGACGGAGGGGACACCACCGACGAGTCAGACCCCGGCTAGCGCCGATCCCGCACCTCCCCGCGAAGGATCGCCTCTGGGGACGGCCGGTGCGGGTGACCAACCCAAGCCTGAGGGCGAGAAGCCCGAAGGTGAAGAGAAGCCCGAAGGCGAAAAGCCAGAGGGCGAGGAGAAGCCTGAAGGGGAAGCCCTGACGGCCCAGAACTACCGTGACGCAATCCAAATCCCTGAAGGGGCAGAGCCTGACGAAGCGCTACTGGGAAAGTTCGCAGACTTCGCTGCGGAAGCGAAGCTGACCACAGAACAAGCCCAGAGCCTGGCCGGCATGTACTTCGATGGGATGGAGAGTCTCGTGACTCAGTTGGCGCAAGCCAACCAGAAGGCATGGGACACGACGATCGACACGTGGAAGGCTGAAATCGAGGCCGACCCTGTGATTGGTGGGGACAAGTCGAAAGACGTCCAAACCACTCTCGGCAAGGTCCTTGACGAGTACGGAACTCCGGACGCTCGCCGTGCGTTCGAAGTCACCGGCGCGGGCTGGAACCCTCATGTCATTCGTTTCATTCACAAGATGGCACTCGCCCTGACCGAAGGGTCTCCCGTTCCGGCGCCTAACCCGGCTCCGAAGGGACCCAAGACGCTGGGCGTCGCCCTCTACGGCGAACAACCGCAACCAGCCACTTAGGGATAACCAATGGCTATCATCACTCCCGGCGCATTCACCTACTCCGAGTGGGCGCTGCGCCATGACCCGACTGGCAAGATCGCCACTCTGGTCGACCTGCTCTCGCAGGAGAACGGGATCGTCGAAGACATGCTGACTGTCGAATGTCAGTCGGGCAACGCCTTCGAGTACACCCAAGTCGTGAAGCTGCCTACCCCGGCTCGCCGCGTCTACAACCAAGGCGTTCCGATCACGATGGCCGGCGTCGCCAAGCAGACTGCGATCTGCATGGAGTACGGCGACTGGGTGCAGTACGACGCTTCGCTCGCGGAACTCGGGGGCAACCTCGCAGAACTTCGGGCGCAAGAAGTCGCGCTGCACATGGAAGGCATGTCTCAGCTCGTCGCCAGTGACCTGTTCTACGCGAACCGCGCCACCGACCCGACTCAGCTGACCGGCCTCGCCAACATCTACAACACCGTCTCGACCGCGACTTCGCCGATCGCCAAGAACGTCATCGACTGCGGCGGCACCGGCTCCACCAACAGTTCCATGTGGCTGGTGACGTGGGGTCCGAGGCACATCCACGCCCTGTTCCCGAAGGGGACGCAGGCGGGCCTCAAGCACCAAGACTTTGGTCTCGGGTGGGGCCTGGATACCCAGTCGCCGGCGCAGCAACTCCCGGTCTACCGCGACTACCTGTCGTGGAAGCTGGGTCTGGCGATCCACGACTGGCGGTTCGCCGTTCGCGGCTGCAACATCGACGTCACTCTGCTCAACGGCGGCACCGCCGCCAACCTGATCAACACCCTGGTCAGGATGACGCAGAAGACTCCGATCCAGCCCGCTGGCGTCGGCCCGGTCCAGTCCTCGGATGCGCCGGACAAGGTGGTCATGGGAAGGTCGGCGATCTACGTCAACCGTACCATCGCCACCTACCTCGATCTGCAGGCGATGAACAAGACCAACGTCCTGCTCAAGATGGAGGAATGGGACGGCAAGTCGGTGACCACGTTCCGGGGCATCCCGATCCGAGTCGTCGACGCGCTCACCACCACTGAGAGCCGCGTGACCTGATACATACGTATGCCCACGGCATAGGTACGTATCGACACTCCAACTGAAAGAACTTCAATGCTTGACGCATCGCAAATCTTCAGTGGTTCGGCTCCGGCCACCGGCCAAGCCATCACTGCCACCGCTGTCTCCACCAACGTCCTTGACCTGCTCGCGGGCCGGGACATCGGTGCAGGCAACAACAACGGGATGGGGCAACAGCTCCACTGTCAGGTCATCACGGCCTTCGACAATGGCGCCACCCCCACTCTCCAGATCGCCGTTCAGGCGGCACCCGACAACGGTTCCGGGTCTCCCGGCACCTACTACGATCTCCTGTTCTCGCCGGTCCTGACCGGAGCGCAACTGATCGTGGGCGCCAGGGTGTTCCGTGTTGCCTGGCCGGACATCCAGCTGAAGTTTCCGGCGGGGGATACCAACCCCATGCGGTTCCTGAGGCTGAACTACACCGTGGCCTCCGGGCCGTTCACCACCGGGTCGATCCTGGCGTATCTGGCCGCCGAGCGGGAAGAGCGCCTCATCTACCCCAACAACTACACGTCGGCGTAGTAGCCGGCCGTGCCAGCAAGGAGAAAAAGCATGGCAGACGAAGTGCAAGAGGAAGTCCTGGACCCGCGTGCCCAACAGCCTCTGCCCGAAGGGCAGGTGCCGCGGTACAAGACTCTCCAGGCCACCTTCCTCGCGCCGAACCTCATCCCGGAAGGGAAGATCATCGAGTTCGACGGCGAGCCTGGGCCCCATCTGGAGCCCTTGAACGAAGCCGCCCAAGTCATGATGGACAACTACTACAAGGCCAAGCCCGAAGCCCGGGTGACGGCAGTGGAGCAGCTTCCCATGACGATGGGCGCCAGTGGCACGCCCACGGCTCGAGTGGTCGGCGACGCGCCGCCTGATGAGATCATCTCCTTCGTCGACATGGCGAACCGAGCGGGTTACACTCAGGAGAAGGCGAAAGTCACTTCGCTCGGCGAGGCTCGCAACCGCGTTGGCTAGGAAGCCCGGATTTCCTGGTCCCGGAGCAGTAATGCCCCAAGGCCCGTCTCGGAACCCTTTCGAGAAGTGGTTGAAGGGTATTGCCCTGGGACCAGGATTTTCGTCCGGTGGAGTTGTTGCTAATGTCCAGCGCATTTCGATGCTTCCTGGCTTCAGCTTCAACGACACCGGGCTTCTAGCCTCCGGCGAAGTTCTAGGCTCCGGTGCATGGAACCACGACGTTGTGTGGGACCCTGCGTCAGCGAGCTGGACTATCGTGCTCCAGTTCGCTCCGACCGGGAGCGTCACCTTTCCAATCAAGGCGATCTTGTCGGGCGTCCCGACTCAAATCGCTCACATCGACGTCGCTGCAGGGGCGAAGGTCGGGACACTTGTGATCCCTTCTGCCTACACCCTTCCAGCCAATACCGTTTTCGAGTTACTGGCGCCGAGCCCGGCTGACAGCACACTCGCGAACATCAGTGGCACCGTCTATCTCGCGCTGCCGGAGGGAACATGACGACGCACTACAACACCGTGACGTATCACTGTGGGTGCGTTCACGCCTACAAGTGGGAAGAGGAAGACGATCCTCACCACCGGGCGCACCACGTTATCGACGATCAGGAACTCCACAACGCCCGCGTGGCGCATGGACACTTTGGTCCGTTGCCTGAGGCGTTCCGCCGGGTCGGCTGCGACAAGCACTGGCACAAGAACCCAGTGAAACACGCGCACCGGGTCCATCAGGACTGGCACCAAGGTCATCCTGACTATCGGCCCGAGTACCACGACACCGGGTTCACCGTTCACTACGAGCCGAAGGAGACAGTCCAATAGCCTCCCAGAGCTGGGTTGTAGGAACGCTTCCGCCCACCGTCAATTGGGGGGCTGCGACTTTCTACGTCTCGCTGACTGGAGAGAACGACGGGGAAGATCAAGCCCACTCGCAGACGCGAGTTCCCGCTGGCCAGTTCTCGGGCTTGTTCGCCAACTGCAAGTCCGTTACCGGTACGATCACGATTACCTCGAATAAGAATAACTCGAATGGTAATCAGTCTCTTTCGATCACTACGACTGGCATCTTCGCTGACGCCACGCATACGGACAGTGTGGCAAATGGCGACAAGTTCTGCACGAAGGTAGTCGGCGGAACGTTTACTGAACTTGGTTGCATTGGCTACTTGTTCGACACCTCGTTCAACTCTGGTTCTAGCAAGGCGACCAATTGGCTGGGTCAAGGCTCGCAATCCTCCGGTAACAACGGTGGTGGCTACTTCGGTGGCGGCGTCTTCGCCTCGGCAACCGAGTCGGCCGCCCAGATTAAGATGTTCTCGTCGGGGACTATCTCGAACATTCAAGTCTGGGAAACCAACGGGTTCCAGACGTTTACTGGCCGGATCAACGGGTCGAACACCAGTGTCACAGTCTTGGCCTCGGCAGGCACTTGGGCTGACGACAATACCCATTCCGCGACTTACGCGATCAACGACCTGTATTCCTACGGCGTGAACGCGACGTCGACTGAACGAACGTATGGTGAGGCCATGCGGTTCGTCTCTGATGATGGCGGTTATGAGTTTAGCTGCGGCTGGACAGGCGGAGGTAATATCAACGTCACCTCGTTTGCCTGCCCGAGCATCAACGCGATCAATGGTCAGTTGGAAGCTGACGTCAAGTGTCCGTCCCAATATCAAGTCAAGCTCACCCAACTCTCCATGTATATCTATGCGGCGGGTGGGACTGGTACGCTGCGGATCAGGAAGGGCGGCTCGAACGGCACTGGAGCGGTCTCCTGGTCCACGACCATCGGCACTTATCGCGATGCAGTTAGCTCCGACACGTTCAACACCGGCGACCAGCTGACTTTCAGCGCCGCCCCCAATTCCGCGAGTAATTGCGGCCACACCGAAGTCCACGTCGCTCCTGGCGTCTCCACAGAGTCGGCAACTGTGGGACTCGCCATCGCGAACCCGACTTTCTCAATCTCGGCAAGTGATACCTCGTTTGCAAACAAGACGGCGACTATCGCGATCGCTAATCCTACGTTCTCGATTGCCGCTTCTCGGAAGGAGACTGGAGCCGTTACGCTGGCGATCCAGAAGATGAACTTCACCGTCCGAGGAAGTCGTGAAGAAACAGGAGCCGTGGCGTTGGCGATTGCCAACCCGCAACTTCAAGTCTTCGCGATCGACTTGTCTGCGCTTAACCCACTTCGCCAGTTTACCGTCTTCGGTTAGGAGGATCACTTGACCGCAACCCCTATGATTTCGATGCACGGTGCGCGGACCGCCTTGGACGCGTACACGGCTCTCTACACCAATCCGAGTAAGATCGACATTCGGACTGGTTCGCTGCCCTCCAATTGCGGGGCTGCCCGGACCGGAACCAGTCTGTCGAACGCTTGCCAGTTCTCTGCTACAGCCTTTGCGGCGAGCACTGACGGCGGGTCCAACGGCCTCGCGACTGCCACCGCGAACGCGATCGCCTCAGACACCAACGCCGCGGCGAGTGGTACCGCCGGCTACTTCTATACGCACGACAACACTCCGACCACGCTGGCTCAGGGGACGTGCGGTACAAGTCTTGCCGACATGATTATGAACACGACGACTATCACGGCGGGTGACACTATCGCCATCTCGTCGTTCGTCATCACCCTGGCCGACGGGAGCGGAAACGACTGATGCAGAAGCAACAACTGGCGACACTCATCGTCAAGAAACACCCGGACGGCTACCACTATGTCCCCTTCGACCACGACCCGCATCCCGACAGGGCGGCGATCGTCGATGCCTTCGTCAGCCAACTGGTGCTGGAAGGGCACGAAGTGGAAGTCGTTCACGGCTTCGACCATCATGGTGGGGTGACTCACGAAGATGGCCGACCGAAGTATCACCCGAAAGACTTCCACATCAAGCTGAAGTCCGGACCCCGTTCTCACCTTGGAGCAAAGAAGTGAAGAAGCTACTCCTGGCGGCTGCGGCCGCTCTCTGCCTGTTCGGTGTGGCAGACGCTCAGTCGATGCAGTCTATCGGCGCGCCGAACACTTCGGTCAAGCTGGCCATCTCCTCGGCCACCACGACCAAGGTGATTACCGGCTCGTCAGTTCGAGCCGCGAACATCACCGAGATCGCCTTCGTCTCCGGCGGCGCAGGGAACGTGACTTTCGAGTATGGTCACGGCACCAACTGCGGCACCGGAACCACCGCCCTGTCCGGCGACATGACTGTGGCAGCGGCGGAGTATCAGTTCGGCGACGGGATGGGCTCACTGTTCGTGGTCCCGGCCGGCGAGGACTTCTGCATCGTCACGACTTCTTCGGCGACGGCGCAAGGCTTCCTGGATTACAACGAGTATGTTGGAAGCCTGTGAGCCGTGGCGCGGCCTAATGGGGGGCATAAGGATGAATCAATGCCCGAGCACCACCAACTCAACCCAGAGCCTCGCTCTTTTGTAGGGACTGCGGACGTGGAACTTGACCCTATCAGGAACCCGACGAAGGCGACCAGTGCGACGGTCGCGCGAGGCGTAAACAAGTTGCACAAGTGCGTCGAGACCGGCTTTGCCGAAGTGAAGTCCGAAATGGAGACTATCCGTAAGGCACTTCGCATCGACAAAGACGGTAAGCCGCTGAAGGGCAGTAAGCCCATTGGCCTACTCTCGACGTGGGAGGCTACATGGCGTGGTGCCTTGGTGATCTTTGGAGCACTGAGCAGCACGGCGTTCGTGTGGAAGGCTGCCGTTATCCTGTGGCCGGCGGTGGTCAACTTCTTCGAGGCCATCAACAAGTTCATCGTGGGACACTGAAATGCCCAGCGTGAGTCAAGCTCAACATCGGGCGATGGAGGCTGCGGCTCACGGCCACAGCACTCTTGGCATCCCGAAGAAGGTTGGAGAAGAGTTCTCCAAAGCCGACAAGGGGAAGGTGAAGAACCTCCCCAAACGTAAACCCCATGACCATAAGACTCTTGGTCAGAAACTCTACGGAGGAGGTGAGGACGGAAATGGTTGATATGGCTCGTGAGCCTATGGAGCCTGAGTACCCATATGGGCTCTGCCTCCATATCTCTCAGCCTGAGCTGGACAAGCTCGGGATCAAGGCTGAGGACTACAAGATCGGGGACGTGATCCCCCTCGATGCGGTGGCGAAGGTTACGGGCATCAGCCAGTCTTCAGACGGTTACTCCTGCCTCGACCTTCAGATCACCGACCTCGGGATCGAAACCGAGGACGACATGGACGCCAAACCAGTCGCTGACTCTGTCGGCGGCAGACTCTATGGAGAAGACTAGTGGGTATCAACAATCAAGACACTTACAAGATCAGCAGCGCCAGCGGCTCCTACCGGGACAACCTGGCCGATGGCATCTTCGCCCACTCGGAAACGAGCCAGGGCAACGGCGCGGACACCACCGACGACGTTTTGTTCACTGCCAAGGTTCCTGCCTACATGTTGCAGAACCCAGGCTCTTCCGTGCTCGCGGAGGCGTGGGGCGATACTGCAGCCAACGGGAACAACAAGCAGATCAAGGTCTGGGTGGGCACTGACGTGCAGACCCTGGGCGCCGCGATCGTTTCAGGCGCCACGACCCTGATCGCCTCGTCCGGCACCGTCACCACCAACAATGGTGGCTGGAAGGCCGAGGCGGAAGTCGTGTCCTACGGCAACGTCAACGCCAACACTCAACGGGCGTTCGGCTCGGTCCTGTCCGGTGTCACCACCGGCGCAGTGTCCTCCGAGAAGACCGTGGCGCTGACTCAGACCGAGAACGCCGACATGTACATCACTGTGACCGGCGCCTCAGGCACCACCGGCGCGGCGAACGATGTCGTTGGCAAGTTGTTCAGGCTGAGCCTGAAGAATGCGTAAGGTCAAGGAGAAGCCCAAGAAGAACAAGAAACTCGTCAACATGGCGCGTAAGGAATTGCGCGCCGACGGGACTCACGGTTCGGGAAAGGCTGATCCGACCCAAAAGGCGGCCGCCGGTCCCGGGGCCAAACTATATCAGATGGGGTAAGTCATGCAGCCGGTTGACATCTGTAACATGGCGCTCAGTGAGATGGGCGCTCGGGTCACGCTCAATAACCTGAACACGGACGCGACACCGGCTGCCGTGAACTGCCGCATCTGGTATGACCGGCTACGGCGTCAGTTGCTCCGCTCCGCTCCCTGGGGTTTCTCTCGGAAAGTGGTGCAGCTGACGCCGACAGGTTCGATCCTGAACAATCCGCCGGACAATCAGTACCCGCAGCTGTTTAACTACGCGTATCCGTCGGACTGTCTCAAGGTACGATATCTCCTGCCGGCTCCGCCGCCGATCCCAGGAGTCGCCTCGCCAGCACCGGGGGAGCCACTGATCTGGTATCCCTGGATGATGCCAAGCCGTAACTGGCGCTTCCTCGTCTCGAGTGTCGGGGACACCAGCCAAATCCTGGCGAACATTCAGCAGGCGGTGGGCGTGTATAACGCAGACATTACGAACTGTGATCTGTTCGACGAGTTGTTCATCGGAGCCTTGGCCGCTGCGCTGGCGGAGAAGTTGATCCTGCCGCTGTCTGGTAACATCCAGATGAAGCAGGGTTTCATCGGGATCGCCTCGAAGGCGGTGACTGACGCTCGGGCGGCTGACGGAAACGAGGCGTTGCCCTCGACGGATCACACGCCCGACTGGATTGCCGTTCGCGGCCTGCCCGGTTCGGCGGCGTTCCTCGGCCCAGGCGGAATGGCCGAGTGGGGTATGTGGTACTGCGACTGGAACACCGGGGGCTACGGAGACTAATGGCCGAGACCAAAATCCAGACCTCGTTTGCCGCAGGCGAGCTGTCGAAGAACCTCTACGCGCGCGTTGACCTGGACAAGTTCACGGTCGGTGCTGCGTTGTTGAGGAACTTTTACGTCGACTGGCGTGGAGGCGCGTCGAACCGCGCGGGGACTAAGTATGTGAACAAGTGTAAGGTCAACGGCGCAAGGCTGATGCCGTTCGACTTCAACACCGAAATCACCTACATGATGGAGTTTGGGCCACAGTATATCCGCTTCTACACCTCCGGCCAGCCGCTACTCGAAGCCTCGCAGCCGATCCTGGGAATGACTTCGGCGAACCCCGGAGTCTTTTTCGTCCCGCTGCATGGTTGGTCAGTCGGAGACGAGATCGTCCTGAGCGCCCCGAACATGCTCGACTACGACAAGCGTCAGCTCCTGGTCGGCTCGGTCGTGGATGCAAGTCACGTGACATTCACCGACTTGTTCGGGAACAACATCAACACGACAGGAGTCACGTTCGCTGGACCAGTGACCGGCAGCCGCATCTACACTCTGGCTTCGCCGTACCTCGCAGCTGATCTGTTCGACTTGAACTTCACACAGTCGGCCGATGTCGTCACCATTGTCCATCCGAACTACATTCCGTACAACCTGAGCCGGGTGACGGCCAGTCAATTTCAGCTCGTCGCCGACGTTATCGGTCCAGTCATCGACCCGCCGACCGCCTTGACTGTCTCCGCCTCAGCCGCCGGGAACAACAACTACGGTTACGTAGTCACCGCGCTGAACGAGGATGGGACTGAAGAGTCGATCATCTGCGTCCCGGAGGTCGTTTCCTCGAAGCTGCTCGACCAGACTGCATCCCCGCCAGTGCAGATCGTCATGCACTGGACCGCCCCGAGCCAGATTGTTTCCTCCTACAACATCTACAAGTGGGGTCCGGTTGGCAAGGCGTCGGGTGCCCCGCCTACCATCTTCGGGTACATCGGGAACACCAAGGCGACCACGTTCACTGACGCCAACATCGCCGCCGACTTCTCGAAGGTGCCGCCCGACTTCCAGGACCCGTTCGACCCTGGCCAAATCAGCGGAGTCAAGGTGCTGACGGGCGGCGCCTACACTTCCGGAGGCAGCGTCTCTTATGTTGCACTGACGATCGTGGGCGATGGCACAGGAGCGGCCGGCTATGCCGTGGTGGATTATGGTACTGGTGCCGTGGTGGGCGCTTTCATCACTGCTCCAGGGAAAGGATACACGACCGCCACCGTGACGGCTGGCGCTGGGGGAGCGACCTTTGAAGCGCAGATCAGTCCGGAGAGCGGCACGTATCCTTCCGTCGTCTCCTATGTCCAGCAACGCCGGGGTTATGCTGCGCCTAATGGCGATCCGCAGGCGGTCACGCTCTCGCAGACCGGCAACTACAATAACTTCAATGTTAGCCCTGTTGTGGCTGATAGTGACGCGATCACGCTGAGGCTGGCGTCGACCGAGATCGACTTCATCCAGTCCATGACTCCGATGTCGTCCGGCTTGGTGATCCTGACCTCCGGCGGTGCCTGGCTTCTGTCAGGCGGGACGCCCGGTGCGCCGATCACTCCGTCCGCCACGACCGCAACACGGCAAGCCTCGCACGGTGCCAACAGGCTCCCGCCGATCGTCCGCAACTACAACGTCCTCTACATGCAGCAGAAGGGCAACACGGTTCGGGACTTGGCGTTCAACTTCTACCTTCAATCCTACGTCGGACAGGATCGTTCGTACCTCAGTCAGCATCTGTTCACCAACTTCAACTTCATTCAGTGGACGTCGGCCGAAGAACCACTGAAGCTGATCTGGCTAGTGCGGGACGACGGGAAGCTCCTGTCGCTGACGTACCTCGCCGAGCAAGAAGTGTACGGTTGGGCGCAACATGACACGCAAGGACTCTTCCGGTCGGTGGCCTCAGTTTCCGAAGGAACTGTGGATGCTGTGTATGTTATTGTCAGTCGCTACGTACAGCCTGGTGCTGATTGCGGGAGTGGCTGGTATGACTTCATCGAGCGGTTCGACGACAGGAAGTTCGACTGCACCGAGGACGTGTGGTTCCTCGACTGTGCGGTAGCGAACGAGAAGGAATTCCCGGCGTTCACTATCTATGACTCCGGGCCAATCGGAACAGTCGGGGGCAATGTCGAACTGTGCGCGGCACCAAGTACCAACCTCTACGGTGGCTCTGGCTTGTCCTCACCTATGGGTGGGGTTGCCTTGGACTACGTGGCGTCTTCGAGCGCCCCGCTGCACTACGCGAGAGGGAACTTCGACTTCGACAACAACAGGCTGTACCACGAACAGGCGGTTGCGGGTGGCGATCCCAACACCAACGGCCACTCCATGTTCGTGTTCAACCTTCAAACCCGCGCTCAGATTGCTGGCCCACTGGCGCCCGGCGAGATCGCCTTTGCTAGTCCGGGCGTTACTTGCGTCGACTACGCTGGTGGCATCCTCTACGGGACGTCGGACGGCGCGAACCTAGTCGGGCGCTGCGTTGTGACCGACGCCGGTGTGGCGACTAACACCACGTTCAACGCGACTGGTGTAACCGGCGGCCTCTCTGCCGTAGGCTATGTGGCGCAGATCACTGATGGAACGAACCAGTACGTTCTCGCCACCGGCCTGAACTCCGGCCAAGGCGTGCCTGCCCACAGCTCACCCTGCTTCGTGGTACAGATGACTGGTACGATCCAGGCCATTGCGGCAGGCAATCCGGCGGACATCACTCAGCCGTTCCAGAACTACTTCGACGAGCTGCCCGGAGGCGGCATCGCTCCCGGCAACGCCTTCCCGATCAGAGGACCCCGCGGTGCGGGCTTCGTCCTGGTGGTCGATCCTGTCGGCGGCGTCGGAACTGTGCAAGTCGGCGTGTATATCATGCAGCTCCTGGCTGATGGTAAAGTCTGGAAGACCAAGATCGGGGCGGTGGTTCCGACTGCCGTGGACGCTGCCTGGACTTCGATCTCTCTTGAGTCAGCCGTCTACGACGAGACTGACGGCAACATCATCTGCCTGTTCCTTGGTTCCAACGCCAACCGTTACCTGACCAAGATCAGTTCCAACGATGCGTCAGTCATTTGGAAGATTTCGGTCGCCCCGAGTGTTCCCTTCTGGCAGAGCCGAGTCCGCGACGGGAAGATGAACTTCATCGACAACGCAGGCTCCCCATGGGCACTGAAGGTGATCGACACTCTGGCTGGTACTGTCTTGTCGACTACAGCCGAGACAGTGATCGGCCCAAACACGTTCGCTACCGACGATGCGACTGGCCAGATTGTGGTGCAGGTCAACGACATTGCCACTACGATGTGGGCGACTTTCGGCCCAGCGAACCCGACAGCCTGGGCGACGCCGGGACAAGTCGTGCAGATCGGTTGCGGAAAGGTGACAGTCGTCACAAACGACACTCCGTTCGAGCTTCACGGCACCGTCACAAGTCCGCTGACCAACGCCATCCCTAACGACCCGACGGGAACAGTGGGAACGCCGGTCACCGACTTCTCGGTCGCCACGCCGACTACGACTGTCCGGGGGCTTTGGCACCTTGAAGGTAAGAGTGTCATGGCTGTGGCGGATGGACTGGTCGTCGGCCCGTTCACTGTCACAAACGGCAAGATCACTCTGCAAGACGCTGCGACCAACATCGTGGTCGGTCTGCTCTATCAGGCTCAACTTCAGACCCTGTACCTTGACGCCCCTGGTCCGAACATGCAGGGAAAGAGGAAGGCCATTCCTGCAGCGACGATCCGACTTGCCGACTCGCGCGGCCCGAAGATCGGCAGGACGTTCGATGACCTGATCGAAATGCAGGGGCTTCAAGTCGTAGGAGCCAACCCGCAGCCGCTGGTCACTGGAGACTTCCGCGAGGTCTTGTTCTCCGACTGGGAGACGAATGGTCAACTCTGCGTGCAGCAAGACTATCCGCTCCCGCTTACCGTCCTTGGCATCATTCCGGAGTTCGTCCGTGGAGACACTGCAAATTAGGCCGATGACTCTTCACGACGTCAAGGTCGTGGGGATGAGGCAATGGGAAGCGGACGAAGTCCGTGGGTTGGGGCTGGACTACCAAGGCGCCCTGACCAAGACGTTCTTCCAGTCGGATGAGGCATTCGCAGTCTCGTCGGACGGCCAGCTACTGTTACTCGTCGGGCACTGGGCTCGGTCGATGTTCCTCGGTAGCGGTGTCGCCTGGATGTTCGTGACGCCCGAGGGAGATGAACGGTGGCGGCAGCTTGTGCGCCTGAGCCGAAAGATTGTCACCCAGCTTTCGAGTATGTACCCTTACCTCTATGTCGCGACGTACTGTGAGAACGTCAGGGCCATCCGATTTCTGGAGTGGCACGGCTTCAAGATCGACTCGCGGCAAGGTCAAACCCTAACGATGGTGAAGCACTGATGGCATTCTTTGCACCACTGATCGCCGCCGGGGCAGGCGCCCTGAGTTCAGCGGGCGCGGCGCTCGGAAGTATGTTCGCTGGAGGCGCGGCTGCGGCGGGTGCAGGGGGAGCGGCTGCGGCAGCATCCTCGAGCCTTGGCCTGGGCGCGCTGTCGACGGGACTCAGCACGGTCGGCGGAGTACTCGGCGCGGTTGGAACCTACCAGCAGGGAATGTTCCAGTCGAAAATCGCCACGTACAACGCGCAGTTGGCCGAACAAGGCAAGGAGGCTGCGCTAACTGCCGGCTCCAATGCCGAGTCGATCAAGAGGATGCAGACCGGGAAACTGGTTGGCGAAGAGGCGGCAGCCCAAGCGGCTGGAGGCGTGGACGTCGGCGGTGGTTCGGCGGAGCAAGTCCGCAATGCCACGAAAGTCTCCGGCGAGATGGACGCACTGAACATTCGTTACAACGCAGCGCGCTCTGCCTACGGCTACCAGCAAGAGGCGTTCTCCGATCTGCTCCAGGCACAATCTGCCAGGCAATCAGCCGTAAGCGGACTGGTCGGCGGCATCTTCAAGGCCGGTTCCTCGTTCATCTCAGGGGCCAGCAGCCTGACTGACAAATGGTTGCAGTACCAAATGTCCGGGGCGCTGCAAGTTCCTTCATCCGGTAGCTCGGAGGTGCCCTTCTGATGGCCGCCGTTCCCGAAGGCGCAACGCTCCCCTCGGAGCAGCAACAGGTCGGTGGGGTTCCCTCGATCCACGCCAACAGTCCCGAGACGATGTTCTCGGCGCTGGGGGAAGGACTGCAGAGCCTTGGCCAGTCTACCGAGAAGTTCTCGGACGTTATGGCTCAGCACGCGATGCAAGTCGCCGCGCTGAACAACAAGGCATTGTCCGACCAAGCCTACACGTCATACCTCAACGACGCGGGCGCCCTGGAAGCCAAGTTCCAGATGGACAATAGGTCAGTCGATCCGGCCCAGGCGACCACCCGCTACCAGGACTACGTCGGCCAACTCGAGCAGCTGCGGCAACACTACCGCGGCACGCTAGGCAACATGATGGCTTCGAGCCTGTTCGATCAAGACTCCCGCAGAATGCAGGGGTACATGATTATGAACGGGAGCAAGACTATCGCCCAAGGAACCCACACGTTCCGCGAGGCGGCGTTTAATGGGAGCCAAGCGACCCTGACTGCCCGGGCGGCTGCGAGTCAAGACCCGGCCGAGCAAGAGGAGATCAAGCAGCAGATCGCCACCAGCGCGTATAACTGGGGTCGGTCCGAGGGCTTGCCGGAAGACGCGATCAAGGCAGATATCCTGCGTCGGACGTCTCAAGTCGATATGTCGATCATCGACGGGATGATGAAGACTCAGCCGGAGAATGCCTGGACCTACTTCAAGGCTCACCGGAATGAGATGACTGTCGAGCACATCGGGGCGACCGAAGAGAAACTCGACCAAGCTTTGACTGTCCACGGCGGGTACGTGGCTGCGACTCAGGCGATGGCCGGGGTCGGAACTGCGACGGCAGCAGCGCCTGCAGCAATGGCCGGGAGTGCGGAACACGCTCTGCCCGAGGGAGCGCCGCACGGTGGGCTGACTCCGCACATGGCCGGCCTGGAAGCCGGGATCATGCAGGCATTTCCGGGCACCCGCCCGACGAGTGAGGGACGGACGGCAGGCCAGAACGCGGCTGTGCATGGAGCGCAAGACTCTGCTCACATGGCAGGCAACGCGGTCGACTTCCATATCCCCGCGGGTATGACTGGCCAGCAGTTTGCCGAGGCGATCAAGGAGAAGTTCCCGCAAGCCAACGTCCTGTACGAAGGGCCGGGCGCAGCTCACTCGACTGCCCCGCACGTCCACGTTCAGTTGGGACGGCAAGGCATGGGCGGGAACGGATACCTGCCTGGAACGGCCGGCTCCCAACTCGATGCGATCCAGGGCAATGCCCAGAACCTGTTCCGTGCGGCCGACCAAGCGGCAGACGCCTATGCCGCGAAGTACGGCCTCGATCCGATCATGGTCCGGTATCAGGCGGAGCAGAAGCTCCAGTCGGATATGAACAGGATGGAGTACCAGTTCCGGCAGCAAGAAGACTCGAGCAAGCAGAACATCCTGACCGCAATCTCCGCCGGTGGTCAGGATGGCGAGCCGATCGGAGATTTGCCAACTCTGTTCCGCCTGAACCCCGGGATGCAGGACGACTATAATAACCTGACCGGCTCGGATCGCCGGGCGGTGCAAGCCTACCTGCGTCAAGGGGCGAACACGCTGACGCCTGGAAGACAGCTCCAGTGGGAGCAAATCTCCGGGATGAACAGTCAGCAAGTCATGGCGCTGAACCCACTTGATCCGAAGCTCGACCTGACTACCAGTCAGCGGACGCAACTGACTAACACCCAGCACCACCTCCGCGAGCAGGCTGCGCGGCAGCAGGAACACGACGCCCGGATTGCACCGATCACGAGTAACAAGATCATCCACCAAGCACTGGTCGACTCCGGGATCGTGGACTCCGACAACACTATTTCGGACGAGCAATCCTATCAAGTGTTCATCGGTCGGATGCTCCAGGCGGAAGACAATTGGGCGGCGGCGCACCCGACTCACAAGGGTGCCATTCCTGACCAAGAACTCATCAACATGGCCCAGCCTATTCTGGCTCGCCGAGGCGTCCAAGCGCCGAACCAACTGTTCGGGATCAACATTCCGTTCACAGGGAATAAGGGCGAGACGCCTCCGGTCATTCCGCCGGATCGGTACGAGTGGCTACGTCAGCAGTATATGAAGGCGTTCCCTGACGCCGGGGAACCGAGTGCCGAACAGATCGGGCGTGAGTACGAACATCGTCGCGAGAGGGGGCTTGAGCGTTAATGCCTGACGATCTGAGCACAGGCTGGTCTGAAGGCGGCTCTCAGCCTCAGTCCACGACCCAACAGACTGCTCACGCCAACGTGGCGGCAGCGGCGGGCGTTCCTCCGCAACAAGCAGTCAATGCAATCACCAAGGGCGGCCCGCTAGGGATTTCGCCTTCGATCGGCATGTATACGCCTCAACAAGTTCAGCAGGCGCAAGACCAAGCCGGGTGGTCGGAGGGGATCAACAATCATCCTCCTATCGCCCGGTTCGCTGCGACATCGCCTGCTCATGCGGCGGCGGCCGGGGGATCGTTGCCTCAGCTTGGGGCAGTCAACCAAGCGACGAGGCAGGGCTTCTGGGACTTGGCGGCGGATCGGTGGAACCAGGCGCACACCGCAGCCTTGCAGGCTTGGGGTGAAATCGGGACGACCCTCCTTCACCCGGAGCAACAGACTTTCAACGTCGGCCCCTTCTTCAGTCTGCCGGTTACGAGCGTGCCTAACGGTATGGGCCAGGCGATGGCCTTGGGCCTCGGTATTCAGCACCTGATCGGTGCGGGACTGTCCGGCGTCACGGCGCCCGTCGGAGCGGCAGGCGACATCGCCCAGCGTAACCTTAACCCGGATATGCGTCCCTGGGCGAAGATCGCCATTCCCGGGACCAACTACTATTTGCAGTTTGGGCTGAAGCCAGGATCGTTCGGGGACATCGCCTCAGGTGTCACACAGATTGCGGCTGGTGAGGCGTTGGCTCGCGGGGCTCCTCGTGGCGCACCCAGGGAACAACCGGCGCCCGGCGAAGGTCCGCGTCCTGGTGGTGGACCGGCAGGCCCGACGACACCGGAGGCTCAAGCCCGGCAGCCCTTCCATAACGGGACTCAGTGGAACACGACCTCGGAAGGGTTCCTGGCGGATGAACAGGGTCAACCGGTCGGCTTCAACTCGCCTCGAGAGGCGGCCGCTTGGCGCGCCAGGAACGGCGGAGAGCAAGTCTTCGAGCCTGACCTGCACGGCGAGGGGATTGGACTGAGAGACGTCCAGGCTCGGCCAGAAGACCCGTATTGGGCCAGTAGGCGTAGCCGTGAGCCGGTGCCTGGCCAAGACCCTCAGATGGACGAGGTGCTCAAGGAGCAGGCAGACCGCAACGCCCAGATGGCGCAGGAGGCAGAGCAGCGGGTGGCCGAGACGCCCATGCATACTCAGTCTCCGGAACTCATGCGGGACTTCCTGGATGGTACGCAGGCGGCCGATCGCGAAGTGACCGTCGACCCGTTCGTACTGAAGGACCTCTACAACAAGGGGTTCAGTCCGTTCAAGGCCAGGATCGAAGACATCGAGGATGCCATGTTCCGGGGGACCGGGATGACGGTTCCTTATTCGGAATACCTGTCAGAAGTCTCAGGCCAGCCGTGGGCGGATCAAGTTCGGGAAGGCACGTCCTTCACCGCTGGAGGCATCAGCCAGAAAGAGGCAGCCGAGCTTAAAGAAGTCAAGGATACAGACGCATTCCCCGGGCATACGTCTGCATCAATTACTCCATCCGAGCGCCTCCAGGCCATGCCTGACGCGAATGCGGAGGATGCAGCCAAGTTCAAGGAAGTCACGCCGTCGGCTGACCGGATCAAAGTCAACCCAACCAAGCGAGGCAAAATCCCGCACGAGGTCAAGTTCTCGAAGGACTCGCGTTCGCCGGAAGGCCGGGCGGTCCGTGAGAAGGTGGCCGAAGCCGAGGCCAACCAGTCGAAGCAGTCCATCAAGCTGCGGGATTTGAAGTCGCCGCAGACCAGTATCGCCGCCAACATCGCCGAGGAGCGGGAGCCTACGGACGAAGAAGGCATGATGGGGACGGTGGAGAAGTACAAGGGCGAGTACTACGTCCGTGACGGGAACCACCGGATCGCCAAGGCGATTGCGGCCGGGGAAGAGTTTGGCAACTTCCACGTGATCGACTTGGACAAGCACCTGGGCATCAAGGGCGACCACTCTTATGAGCCGCCGAAGGATGTGCCAGAGTCCACTCACGAGCCGCTCAGGAACCTGGCTGCGGCAGTCGACGGGCGGATCGACGAGGTATTCCAGGAGCTTGGACTCGGGAAGATTTTCGAGAACCCCAAAGCACTCGGGATGACTCCAGCTCAGTTCGAGCGGTATTCAAATGCCCTCGACGAAGCCAAGTTTGAAATGCGCGAGCGAGTCATGAAGAAGATGTACTCGCAAATCAAGAAGGAGCGTGGTCCGGACTGGAAGGCAGCGGTCGAACTGGCGAGGGAAGAGGCGACGAAGGAAATCGAGTCGCACCCGAACATCATCGCCTACCGGAACTTGAAGGACAAGCTGTTCCGCCTGAACAGTGCGATCATTCAATCCCGGTATCCTGACATCGCTAACGAGTTCCCCAAGAACCTCCAGAAGATCGGAGGCACCGATCCCGACGATATGGCCGAAATCCTGGGGTATTCCTCAGGCGGGGAATTGGTGAAGGAGATGAACCTCCTCCAGCGGGCGATGGATTCAGTCGGGGCCAAGACGATCGACACTTTCGTCAAGCACTCGGCGACCATGCTGGCGACTGCCAAGGCGCGGGAACTGGCTGGGTTCGACGGGTCGCCCGAGGGGATCGAACAAGAAATCCAGGAAGCCGTTCGCGGACCGGAGATGGAAGACTTCCTTATCTCCGAGTTGAAGGCCATTCAGAACTCGGCTGGCGAGCTGGACTTGAAGTTCGATGCCCAGAAGATCAAGTCTCGGGCAGAAGACATCTTCGGGAAGATGACTACGAAGGTGGCAAGTAACGTCAAGCTGGCTGAGAAGGCGTTGCAGAAGACCGGGCGGGCGACGGAGTTTGCCTTGGAGAAGGGCAACTGGCCAGCGGCGTTCAAGGCCAAGCAGCAGCAACTACTCAACCTTCACATCCTGCGGATGACGCATGACTTCGTAAAGGAGGTCCGGGCGTTCAAACGGGAAGGCGATCGGTTCGCCCGCGTTAAATCCATGCCTACGGTTCCGCAGGCGATGATGGATCAGATCCACTCGTTCTTACAGGACTATGGGTGGAGGGTTCCACAGAATAACATCAAGTATAACTATGATCAATGGGCCGAGGCGATGCGGAACCGGCCGCCCGAGCAAGGTGGGCCACTCCAAGTCCAGCCGTACACTCGTCCCCAGCCGACCGACTATTTGAAGCTGAGTGTCAACGACTTCCGGGACGTGAAGGACAGACTCGAGAACCTGATGTTCCTCGCGAAGGACGAGGGCATGATTAAGATTTTGGACGATCACCTGAGCATGGCTCTCCTCGTCCAGCAAGCAGTCGACGCAGCCGCCCCGGTCAAGAAGCGGCCAGTTCTTGCTGACGCTACAGTCACTGTCGGCAAGCTGAACCTGAGTCAAGCAAACTCGTGGGCGTTCTCGCCTCACACCATGATCGACATTCTGGACAACCGCAATCCTAACGGCGTGTTCAACAGGGTGTTGATGCAGGGCGCCAAGCGGGCGATGGTCACTGAGCACGATATTGTCGGCCCGGAAGATCAGGCGATCTCCGACATCATCAAGGAGATGGGCTCGCAGGAATGGGATCGACTGTCCCGCTACGTGCCGAAGGGCCACGGCCTGATGAGGCCGGATCGCCCAGACTTGGAGACCAACCTGACCTACAAAGACCTCATCGGCATCATGCTGCACATGGGGAATAAGGAAGGTCGCTGGCATCTGGAGGAAGGCGGTTGGGGCTGGGATCGAGATAAGTACGAGGCGCTGGTTAAGGCCGAAGCACGGCCGAAGGATTGGCAATTGGTCGACTCAATCCACAAAGCCCTGGACGGCATGTGGCCGCTGATCGTGGAGGCGGAACGTGAGCTGACTGGGCTGGTGCCGGAGAAGGTGAAGCCCGAGCCGATCATCCTGGAGCACACGTTCCCTGGCATGGGGCACAATGGAGGTCCGCGGATCGACGTCGAGGTTCACGACGGCGGGTACTTCCCACTTCGCCGGGACGACCGGATTTCCTCGCGGGTGAAGGGCAAGGCCAAGGTCGACCCCGACTCGCTCTGGGCTCACTATCTGCAAGAGGGCGCCACGCCAAAGGGGCACACGATCCGCCGGGTTGCGGCCAGTTATGTACCGAGCCTGGACTGGATGAACACTATCCAAATCCATATCCCTAACGTAGCGAAGAGGATCGCATACGGGAAGTGGGCACTCGATGCGTTGAAGTTCCTGTCCCAGCCTGAGATCGTCCAGTTGATTGAGGATGTCCACGGACCCTTTGGGCATGAAGTCCTGCGTGGCTGGCTGCAACGCCAGCTTGGATATAGGACGATCGACCCCCGGGCGCCTGCTGGTCTGGATGGGTTCCTGCGAGAGTTCCGCACCAGGACCTATTCCACCCAGGCGGCCATGAAGCTGTCGATCGCCTTCGAGCACGCTACCTCTATCGCTCAGACTGCGGCTCAGGCGGGAGTGAAGACCACGCTGCGAGGACTGGTCCGGTGGATCAGCAACCCGAACCAGGCGTACAAGTTCGCCGAAGACTCGTCGGACTACATGCGGGTGCGGTCGGAGGCGGTGACCCGGGAACTGAGGGACATCATCGACGACATTCACAATAATAGGAGCACGCTGCTCCCGGCGATGCCTCTGATCGGACGAGTCAAAATCCCGCTGGCCGACCCGGCGGCAGTTAAAGTCCGCGAGTGGTCGACCAAGTTCTTCGCCTGGTACAACCAGTACTTCGCTGCGACGCCCGCGTGGATCGGCGCCTATCACGACGCCATCGAAGGCAAAGCCATTCCGGCAGGGAAGCTCAAGCCGCTGCCTGCGATGGACCATGACGAGGCTGTGGACTACGCCGACAAGGTTGTTCAGAAGTCCCACGGCTCCGGCTTTGAAATGGATATGGGGACTTTCCAATCGGGCGGAGGCAGCGAGTTTTTGAAGACTGTGAACATGTGGAATATCTTCCGAGGGACGTTCGGTGCCCTCATGCGGGAAGGCGCCTACCACGCATTCCAGGGTCAGGACATCGAGGAGAAGCTGGCGGGCTGGAAGCAGCTCCTGATTGCCGCGCTCACCGTGACTGCCATCGCCAAGGTAGTCACCGACCATATCCCAAAGTCGGCGGAAGAGTTTGTGTGGTGGCAGATCGAGAATACTCTGGATGCTCTGTCGCACATGGTTCCCTTTGGTCCCAACATGTTCGAGGTTGGGCGCAGCGTCCTGTCCGGGAAGCCGCCAGAGTTTGAAGTCTCGCCGGTCGAGGGGTCTGTGACTTCCGCTGGCAAAGGCTTTGCGGATTTGGTCCAGGCAGCGAAGGGGAAGAAGGTCAAGGACTCGCGGGCGATTGAGAACGGCGCGATCCTTGCAGGCATGATGTTCAACATTCCTGGTGCGGGGCAAGCCGGCGAAACGCTCCAGTCGATCCACGATATGAGTCACCCGCCGGCGCACAAGGGCCGTGTCACTCGACCGTGGCAGGCTATCATGTTTGGACCCTCTCACGAACGAGACAGGAAACCCGAGAAATGACTTTCCCCGTTCAGACGCCTCAGCGCGTTTACATCGGTGACAACGTAACGACTGCGTTCGCCTTCAACTTCGAGGTGCCGACGCAGCCGGATAATACTGCACAGACCGGGATCGAAGTCTGGCTCATCACGCCCGGCTCTCCTACCACTGTGGTGGAGAAAGCCCTGACAACCGACTACACTCTGACCGGTGCGGGAGTCGAAGCTGGTGGGACCGTGACCATGCTGGTCGCGCCTCCAACCGGCTCGATCCTCGTTATCAAGCGGGCTGTCGATCTGGCTCAGGACACCACGTTCCCCAACCAGGGATGGCTGGCGGTCAACATCGAGTCGAGCTTCGACCTCCAGACTATGATGCTCCAGCAGGCAACGAATACCGCACTGGCCGACGTCGTCACAGTCGCCAGCCTGCCCAACGCCAACACGCAACCCTTCAAGAGAAGGTTCGTGACTGACGCCACGCTCACCCTTACCGCCGGGGTGGGTACAGTCGTGGCTGGGGGCGGCACGCACGTAGTCCCGGTGCATTCGGACTGCGTGAATTGGAGGATCGGATGAGCGACCTTTTCCTTGACCCGCACCACAAGTTGGGTCAAGTCCATCCCGACTTGATCAAGGTGATGGAGGCAGCGGAACAAACTCCGCAGCCGTTTGAGATAGTCTACGGCATACGGTCGAAGCTGGGGGAAATGGATGCGGTGAGTACTCACCACAGCCAGACCCTCCACAGCCGGCATCTGAGTCAGGTGAAGGAAAACAACTGGTCATGCGCAGTCGACGTGGCTGCCGTGATCGACGGCAAGCTGTCCTGGGCGCCCGGCAAGGAGGAAGAAGTCTTCGGCCAGATCGCCAAGCAAGTCCTGGCTGCGGCGGCCAAACTCAATATCCCTGTCCAGTGGGGCGGGGCTGCGATAGGCGCATGGGTCCCCGGCGTCCCCTCGCACTTTCACGACTGGGGGCATTTCCAACTACCGTGGAAGGAGTATCCATGAGTCAACTCTTCGCAAAGCTCGAAGGGTACAAGACGTACCTCGTCTGCGCTATCGCTGTCCTCACGGCGCTGCTGTCCTACCTGAACCATCAGATCAGTCTGATCGACTTGGCGATGGCGGTTCTTGCTGCACTCGGTGCGGCCAGCGGGCGGCAGGCTATCACCACTTCAACCAACAGGGTCATCAATGCGACTCAAGCTGCTGTGGCTGCTGCTGCCCAGCCTCCTCCTGGCAGCGTGCCTCAGTCCCAAGGTCAACCTCGCGATCCCAACGACCTCGGCTGACGACAACTCCGTTTGCCAAGTCTGGAAGGACATTGGCTATCACGGTTCGACGAGTGCTCACCCGGACACTCCCGATACCGTCCTACGCATCCGGGCCAACAACGCCGCGAGAGACTCGTGGTGTGGAGTGAAACCACAATGAGCGGACTTCAAACTTTCCTCGACACGATCAAGACGACCATCACGGCCGCCTTCCACAACATCGAGGATGCCGTCGGCATGGCACTGCACGACATCTGGAATGTCGCGCATCCTATCTTCACGTCCTTCGAGCCCACGCTCGTCAGGGACACGCTGAACGCCCTGGTCGAATTCCTCGGCACGAACGAACAGCACCTTCTCAGCGGCGACTTCGCCGACATCGAGCAGGCGTTCCTGATGTGGCTGGAGTCGGAAAAGGAGGTCCTGTTCAAGGACGCTCAGTCTCTGGGCTCCACGCTCCTGCACGTGTTGATCGGCCTTGCCAAGAACAAGGTGCAGTCGGTGGGCGGCTAACGCCCATGCTCGGCTCGGGGGACCGGCTTATAGGTCGGTCTCCCGGCTTTGCCTACGAGGTCAGCCACTTGGATCATGCGACTGTCAACCAGGTTCTTGAGGATATGCGAAGCGGCGTGCTGTGGCGCCCGCTGCACGATGAAGTGTGTAATTCGATACTCGTCGATGTTCCGCTTTTCCTTGGCGTAAGTAGTATAGACGAAGTTGAACGCCTCATCCAACACAGCTGCTCCTCCGTCTATTGAGTGAGTCATCGCCCGGAACACATCGGGCATTGCGACTTCCGTTTCGATTAGGAAGTCTTGAGCTTCCCTGAAATCTTCCATCCTCAACACCAGCTCGCTACTTCGGCTGGCGCTAAACACCATGCAGAGTTTGAGGAAGTGAATATGCCTGCGGGGTAAGTAGTGTTCGAGCTTAGGGTGCTCGGGCACCGGGGCTAAGTCGAGGTCCAGCCATGCGCTGAACGTGCGGAGGAAGTCCGGCTCTACCTGGAACGAACCGAAGCAGTCGAAGACCTTCTTCAAGTCATCGGTGAGCGCCAACTCCAACTCTTCATCCTTCTCATTCTCGTTGAACGGATTGATCCTTAACCGCTCCCCGTTATAGGCGATCATGAGTCGGCTGGCAAACCCTTCGGCCCAGGCAGTTTGCGGGAGAGTTCCCGACAACCATGCAGGTGTAGTGGCTGCGATGATACTCAGCTGAGGTGAACTAATCGCACGTTCCTCACCCTTATTGATACTGCGCTTCTTCTCACTGTAACGCACACAGTCGTAAAGGTGATTGAGCGTCGACATGAACTCCGTCTCGTACTGAGTAAGGAACGTACCAAATTCCTCAGAAGCGACTTGGAGGGAATGGAACCGAGTGAACGGTGTAAGCTCGGAAGGGCGAAGGATCGTCCGTTCTGACTCGAAGAGAGAGTCAGCCAGACCAGCCCGACTGATGCTTGTGGGAGCGACATGTAGTCCTGGAAGTTGAGTCCAGAAATGGTGAACCTCGCGAATAGTATCGGTCTTGCCAACGCCTGGTCCTCCTGTCAGTAGAGCATAGATGTTTGGGTAAAGCACACGCCTCCCTAGCTTGAGCCACACCTTGCGCTCAAGTGCCCCGGCTATTGTGACAACAGCGCCCCACTTGCGAAACAGGCGGGGCGACTGGTTTCCTTCGGTAAGAGCTAGGAACCCTTCAACCCACGAAGGAAACTTTCTTTGCCCGCTTCCGGTCGTCGTGCCCTGTGAATGGGACGAGGCCATCCTCGTTTACTACCTTTCCCGACTTGTCCTTTTGCTTGCCCCAGTTCCAGCCCACCTCAGCCTCGGTCGGGATGGTCATGGTCCTGCCGTTCATCAGCGGCACCTCGATTTCGAGGAGCTTCTGCACAGCGGGAACTACTTCGTCTTCCTTCTCTTCGTCGTACTGGATCACCACCGCATCGTGAACTTGAAGGAGAAGCTCACAGATTTGGGCACGCCAGACTGCGAGCAGCCCGGTGTTCAGGATGTCGGCCACAGCAGACTGAGGCTCGTAAGCGATCGCCGCGCGGACAGTCTCCTCGTCGTAACGCCTGCCGAAGAAGTACCGCTGGCGCCCCATGAAGGTGGTTATAAATCCTTGGTTGGCAACCCTTTGTCTAACGTGCCCATGCCACGAGGGAATGCCAGGGAAAGAAGCAAAGTAAAAGTGCTGAAAATTGGTGACAAGCGGGAGAGGGATGCGTACTTCCTTTGAAATGTGCGGTGGTTTTCCCATGTAATTGGAGGCATGCCCGAGCCGCTTAGCCGCATCTCGATAGTCAAAGTCACGATAGAACTTTCGCTTGGCAAGACTCTTGTCATTCTTAGGGTCTCCAGTCCAGGGTAGATCAGGCCAAGTCATTCGGCAGACGGCGGTATGTAAATCTCCACTTTCACAGAAGTCGAGGTAGCGCGGGTCCGCAAAAGTGTTCCATATAATCGCGCCAACTGCGCGGGACTCAGCCTGCTCAAGATCAATGTAAGCGAGCTTCTTTCCTGGGTCTGCGATGAAGATACTTCGCATTTCACCTGTAACGTTTTGCAGGTTCGTTCCAGAGCCAAAGCAACTCTCATAACTTGAGAGTCTTCCAGTGTCGGTTCCACCAATATTATAACTTGTGCGAATGCGACCATCGGCGTCGATCCCTGTCTTAAGGAACCCGAGTTTCTTCCGAACGTCCTGTAGAGCCAGGATGTGATTGCAGATAGGTTCGGCATAGAAGTTGCCTCTCAGCTTCTCCAACGCCTTTCGGTCGGTCGTGATCCTGCCGCGGTTCTTGACCGGAGGGAGTTTGAGTACGTCGTAGAGAAGGTGCTGCTTCTGTTGCCAGGAGCCTACGTTGATCGTCTCAACGCCCACGCCTTCTTGGACGATGTAGTTGAATTGTTCTTCGAGGCGGATACGTTGGGCCTCGTAGAAGTCGTAGACTTCCTTTCGTTTCTGCTGGTCGACGCGCACGCCTCGACATTGCATTTCCAGGATGGGAGCCATGAGCGCCCGCTCGAAGTCATAGACGTGGCCGGTGACCTCGTTCAGCTGGGGCAGGAGTTCTTCTAGCACCTCCAGCGTTACACAGGAGTCAAGCCCGTTATAGACCTGTTCAGACACAGCCGCAGAGTTTGGGTGCGGCTGGTCCGTCCTCCAAATGCTGACCACTAGCGCCCTCCGGCCATGTGCTTTATCATCCAGGCAGCATGGCGGAAGTCATTGGCGCGGTAGACGTAGCCGAGCCACTGCCATGTTCCGTAGTCTTGATGCTCGCCGATGGTGATGACCGGCTTGCCCTGGGCCATCGCGAACCCCGCCTCGAACAGTGCCCCGCGGAGCTTGTCGTCTCCTTCAGCGTACACTACGCAGAACTCTGCCTCCATGATGTCGCGCAGGTTGCGGTTCCAGAACGCCTTGGCGTTAGCCGGCGAGTCTTCCACCGCGTTGACGATGCCTGTCCAAGACGAGGTGAACTCGATGCCTTGGAAGTACGACTGCTGCTGCTCGCGCTTCAGGCGGTCGGCGTGAACCAGCTTGCTTGCCCAATAGACTCTCATTCTTCGTCTTCCCTTTTCTCTTGATGCTTGCCTCGTGGACGCATAGGCTTCCACGCGATCTCGTTGGTGTAGATACTCCCCAAGAAGCCGAGAGACTTGGGGGACTCCGGGTGCATTGAATGATGCAGTAGCATGGTGTCGTGTGCTACGTTCGCAACTGGTATTCCGTGAGCCTGCCAGAGATATTGGACGTCATAGAGGATGTTCTGACCAACCTTCTCAGCAGGGAGTTGACAGACCTTTCGGACCCACTTCCAAGCACGCACTTCGTCATTCTTGTCTTTCCAGTAATGCGCGCCCGGAAAGCGATGGTCAAGGAATGGGACGACAAGGACCCGGTCCTTGGAAGGTGCGAACGATATGCAAGTGACCTGACCAATCGCCGTTTCAACGTCCATCGCAATCCTGCGTGCTCCGACGAGGAAGCGGTCATAGAATATCTCCAGATCATCGAGGTCCGGGTCGGTCCAGACTTCCCGTAGCGGCCGGCGGAGTTCGGGGAACTCGCTCTCGCGTTTGGCCTTCATCAGATCGAGGATGGCAACGTGCCGGTTCTCGTACTGGTGAAAGATGTTGGACGGGTGGTAAGTGGGAAGGACTTTCAGTGTTGGTAGAACAGTTGAATACGAGCAAGTACCTCTGATCTTGCCGATGGCTCCACTACCAAGCAGAGCCCACGAGGCCGTGTTGCCAAGTAGAACGGCAATGTTAGGACGGACGGATGCAAGCTCATCGTATAGTCGAGTAAGGTGCGAAGCATACTCGGCTTTGATATAGAGCCCCTTAACAAGAGGCTTCGATCCTTTGAGAACTGCTGGGTCTTTGAGTGGACCGCAGAGAGACTCAAGCTTATTGCCAACTGGTCGGAGGTTAAACACGTTGGTAAGGAAGCACTCGTCACGTGAAATACCAGCGTCTGCGAGTTGACGATTAAGCTCCTGGCCAGCAGCCCCGAGAAAGGGCTTCTTCGCCATTTCCTCAGCCTCACCATAGGCTTCTCCGATGAGAGCGATCTTATAGTTGGCTGAGGTCAACGCCCTTCTCCCAGGCTTCCTGCGCTTGCTTCGCGTATTCCTCGTTCAGTTCAAGGCCCAGAACAGAACCTGCTCCGCAATCACGAGCAGCCCGCAGAGCACTGGCACTACCACAAGTAGGATCAAGCATCCTAGTGTTGGCGTCGACGAACATGCGGAAGAAGTGGCCGAGCGTCTCAGTGTTCTTCTCCGACATATGGTCGGCTTCCCGGTTGATCTTACTGGTGTGCCAGTTGGCGACTGCAGATATAATCTTACGGGGGTTCTCCTTCGGCCACGAGCAGAAAAAAGCAGTCTCATACGCGCGCCTCGGGTTCATGTTCGGGTTGGGAATGATGCCGGCAGTCTTGGCCCAAATGAGTGGGAACGGGTCAACCCACAGCCATGTGCGGAGCCAGTCGAGGGTCTCCTGATAGTAGTGCATGGAGAACCAGAACATCAGATGGGCACTCTCTCCCATAAGCCGATGCCTATTCTGATACAGACTATTACACAGAGCCAAGTGATCGTCGCGAGTATCAGAATATCCACCAAGGGACTTCGCCGCGTATTGTTTATGCGGAGAGCCCACGTTACTATCAATGCCATAAGGGAAATCGCAATGGACAAAGTTAAACGGGACACCGCGATACTCCTTCGCCCAAGTGTGGAAGTCTGCCACGAGGATGGGTGAAGCTGCCTTCTTCTTCTCGGAGATACTTGGAGCTTCGAGCGCCAGGAGAGCGGCTGCCTGATCGGCGGCCTTCCTTTCCGTCTGACGCTTCACGATCCCGCGGGCAGTCGAGAACGTGGGGAGGTTGGCGATCTTCTCGTTGCCCTTGTGCAGCTCCTCGGCCACAGCTAAGAGCTTACTGACGTTGGCTTGAGTCATGCCGATGGCTTGGGCAGTATCTTGCTGCCGCCATTCCGGCTTCTCCTTCACGTGCATCACGTGGTAGCGGCGGAGGGCATCGCACTGGTCCTGCCATGACAGGTCCTTGCGCTTGACGTTCTCCTCGATTTCGATTTCCAGTTTCTGGAACTCGTCCAGGTCCTCGTAGAACCGGACTTCAATGTCTTCCCAGCCTAGGTGGTGCGCGGCTAGGTAGCGCGTCTCCCCGGCGACTAGCTGGTGCTGGTTGAGGATGGTGTCCCGGTTAACAGTGATCGGATTGATCTGGCCGATCCGGGCCATCGACTCCGCCTTCTCCTCGATGTCCGCTTCAGTGATCTCTTTGCGGATACGGTCCGAGCGGTTGACTACGATCTGATCGAGAGGTAGGCGCATGGTGTTCCCCGACTTGAAAATGAGAGGCCGAGTTCCACGGCCCTGCCGGTTTAGCGCCGGCTCACTATCCACGTTCTCTATCTATCCTGTTGGGTTCTGTCTAACAGACCGAGTCCTGTTCTCGGCGTAGGACGGCGCCCATCATGGTCAGACCGCTTCGACGCGGATGGTGATGGACTCGCCCGCTTCGACCGCGAGCATGGCGTCGGCCAGTGAGACGTAGCCGCGTTCACGCAGCGTGTCCACCAGCTCCTTGGCGTGGTTCAGGGGGATGACCACATCGAGGATGTCCTCGACACCATCATCGTCCCCCTCGCCGCCCAGGTCTTCCGGGTCAGTCTCCGGAATGTCCGGGTCGATCGCCGGCGCCTTCTCGTTCAGCGAACCCGGCTCGACTTCCGTCGGAGCCTTCTCGCCTTCGTCGGGGGGAGTCTCGTCTTTCTTTGCCATGTTCTTGTTCCTGGTTCAGTTGCCGAGTGGTCGGTCAGACGTGGGCGACGCTGCCGATGTTGACGAAGATAGTCGGCTTGCCGTCCCTCATGCCCATCTTGTGAATGATGGTGATGAGGAGCTGCTTGCCCACCGACTCGGGAAGAAGTTCGGAGTAGGACTTCTTGTTCTTCCCGTCTTGCAGTTCGAGCCCCAGCGTCTCCTTGAGGAATTGCTGGAGTGCGAACTCGCCCTGGGGAGTGTCGACCCAGATGTCGTGGTTCTGGGGCATGACTGTCGCGAGGTCGGGCGCCGCCTCGGCCAGCTTCTCCATGTCGACTTCGGCGACAGGAGAGATGATCTTGCACTTGAAGCGCAAGACCCCCCGGTCGCCCTCCTTCGTCTCGACCGTGCGTTGTTCCGGCAGAGACTGGACGGCGGCGAGGTAGGTGCCGGTCGGGAGAGGCTTGGGCTCCTCCGTGTCGGCGGCTTTCTTGTTCAGGATTTCGGTAAAGTCAACCACGGTATCGGTCCTTATCGGTTTCGGTTAGGGTTTCGGTTACGGTTACGGTGTAGTCCTACTTCCTGTTGATGGCCTCGAAGAACGTAGCGAGGCCGGTTTCAATAGGAAGCTTATCCAGCCCCGCGAACGGGACAGGATTCTTGAGGTCCACTAACGAAGTTGACTTCGTGTGGATCATTCGCTTGCCGCCCGAGTCATCCATGAGGAGACACGAGTTGAAATGGGCGGCGATGACTTCGTTGAGCGCGGAGCCGACGGAGCGGGGAAAGCCTTTGCCGAGTTCCAACTGCTCGTGCATAGTCATGGCGTTCCGGTCGTCGGCGTTGCGCGGCCGCTTCGTGTAGGAGAGGTGAGCCAAGACCAGGACGTTGACCGCGAAGTCCTTGGAGCAGAGCAGAGCGAGGAGGTTCATCACCAACTGCTGGGCTGCGTGGTAGTCAGCTTGCGGTTCACGCCCGGCCGGGTTCATCGCCTGGACGTAGCGGAAGGCGGCGGCTGATGCGGTGGTCAGACTGTCGATAACGACCACGGTGTCCATGCCGAGTTTACCGGGGTCGCCGAGGTCTTTACCCTCGGGGTCGTTCCACTTCGTGAGCTGCTTCATCGCCTTGATATAGGCGGTTGGAGTCCCGTCGTTGTTCGGCATGATCTTGAGACCCTTACCGACCATCATCGCAGGGGTATCTGTCCCCTTCAGCTTGTCAGTGAAAGTCTGGAACTCCACGTTCCCGATATTCTCGGGACACTCGTGCCGAACGTAGGCAATGAGAGACGTCAAGAGATTGTCGAAGTCGTAGATCAGCAGGCGGTAGCCAGCCTTCACCAGACTTGTGAGTGACCCGGTCTTGCCTGAACCGGGATCACCCATCAACAGTCCCTTGACGAGTTGTGGACCTTCGTGCTCTTCAAGGCTGGGCATCGACCACCCTCCCGAGCACGTCCTCTTCGGTGACGAGGGTGAGCTTCTCCGAGTCCATGCCGATGTTGGACCCTGCGGTGCGGAGAAAGATCACCTTGTCGCCGACCTTGGACTGCGGTGGCCAGAGCACTCCGTTGAAGTCGCGGCGACCGGGGCCGACGGCGAGGACTTCAGCGACGTAAGTTTGCTTGTTGGCGATGCCGTCGGGAAGCATGATGCCTCCCTCGGTGCGGGTGGAGTCGGCTAGTCTTTTGACTAGCAAACGGTTCTGATAGGGTTCGACGTTCATTGCAATCCTCGAGGGAGGCCAGGAAGTTCTGGCTCGATGGGCATGACGGTGACCTTCACCGGGGAAAAGGTCATGTGAATGTGGTCGCCGGGCTGGATGAACTGCCAGAGTTGGGCAGGGAACGTCAGCTTCATCAGGCCGGAGTCGTCAGTCAACGTGAGCGAGCGCCCTCCGACGAGACCCTTGCACTCCATTTCAAGGATCACTGGGGCGCCGCTGAACTTGACGGCGACCGAGTTGGTCATGCTGTCATCCGACACTGGTGTTCTCCTGGGCGGCGACAGCCTTCTTGGCTTCTTCGACCGCCTCGTTGTAGCCGACGTCCTTGGCTTCGGTGGCGATCTTGGTGAGGAAGACGTCCATCTCCTCGTCGGTGTACCGGCGGAACGAGCCGAGGCGAATGCCGGCCAGCGGGAACGAGCGGACTTCCTGCTTCGCCATGTCGAAGGCTTCGAGGAAGAACTGCACTTCCTTGTGCCAGGGGGTTGAGCCCCATTGCACTGACCGGGCGATGACGACACGCTGGGCTGTCGCCTGCTTGTAGTTGGTGAACTCGAACGTGTAGGCCACGCCCGGTTGGATCGAATGGATGTAGTCGCTCATCTCTCCTCCAATGGATTCCACTGCCGAACTTCGAACCTCGTTTCAAGAAAGTTTTGCCGAACAATCTTGTCGTGGGAACACACGTCCCTGAAGGGACAGCCACCGTATTTGTGGCATGACTTGTCGTTCATGGGCCAGTGCCCGCGTTCGGAATAACGCAGGGCCAGGCTGGTCCAGTCCTCGAAATCTTCCATCCACTCTTCGAGCTGCGACTCGGTGCGGGTGGTGATCGCCCGGCCGAAGACAGTCGAGCCGACGAGGATTTGCGCGGCGTCGATGATGACGCCTTGGACAGGCGTGTTGAAGAGAACCTTCGATGCCAAACTGTAGCCAGACATCTGGTTGTCGGGGTTGAACTGCGTGAAGTAATAGGCGCCGAGCGAACCGCCGGTAGTCTTCTGATCCATGACGAAGCGGTCGCCATTGAACTCCACGAGCCGGTCGAGGTGGCCGCAATAGAGTAGCTCGACCCCGTTCAACTGAACGTCGGTCGGCATCTTGAAGCTGAGTTCGACTGCGGGCTGGCCGTTGTCGAGGTAAACGATCTTGGTCGTCGTCTCCTCGTCCAGGCGGTACGTCTCGAAGTACCAGATCAGAGACCTGATAAGAGTTTGCCGAGTCTTCTTATCATGGTCGTCGGCCATTGTGGCGGAGTCGATCATGGCTTGCCGAACCACTTCACGAACCGCTTCCTCGTAAGAGGCGCCGGCCGCCCGGTACTTGTAGTACCGCTCCATCCCCTTGGCGTAATGCCCGCCGAACTCAAGGTGGATGCTCTCGCCCTTCGGACGGTAGCCGAGGACATAAGTCAGATAGTATTTGCGGGGACATTCCTTCAGCGTGCCGAGCGTCGAGCTGTCCCAGGCGAATTGAAATTGAGTGCCTTCCACGAAAGGCGACGGGGCGGGCTGAGACTTTAGCTTAATAGCATTAATGGCCTCAGCCTCATTGACTAGCGTGATCGCGTCCATCACAGCAAGTCCAGGTTGATGTCGGGAGAGGGTTCTTCGGCTGCCCCGATCAGGTCAAGGGCGAGCCCGGCGGTGTCCGCCTTCTTCGTCTTCTTTTCCCTGACGGGCTTGATGCCTGCGGCGAAGAGTTCGCGGGCGCCCCGGTACTTCTCGACTATGCGGTCGAGGTCGCCTTTGGTTAAGTCGAGTGGGTCTCGACCAAACAGTTCGGAAATGGGAAGTTCTTCGACGTCATCGGTCATTCAGCTTTCGCCTCCTCTTCCATCTCAGTTACCCGTTCGTTCAACTTCTGAACGTGGGCGCGGACGATCCTACGGATCGCGACCTGCGGGCCGATGGAGTCGTACACGGCCTGCATGACATGGTAGTCTGACTCGTACAAGTTGAGAGTCACACGAACCAACGGTTCAACTTCTTTCTTACCGGCCATGCTCGCTTTCAGCCTTTAATTGGTCGCGGACAAGCCGCTCCTCTTGATCGAGGCAGTCACAGACCAGCTCGCGGCAGGCGGGGTCTTGGAACAGACCTTTGTTGATCTGTGCCCTAATCCCCTCCATCCGCCTCAGCTTGTCCGACAGTTCCCGTTGACGTTCCTGGTTCATGGAGCGCATCCTTGCGTACGATCCAAAGTTGATTGGGGACGGTCGGAGAGGGGACAAAGGAGAGAATGTCCAGGTCCGGGTCTTGCGCCTTCTTGCGCTCCCGGTATAGCCGTTGGCGTAACTCTTCCACGTCGCAGTCTTCAGCTTCGACCACGAGGCCACGGTCTTGCGACAAGGCTTGGTAGAGTAATTCCAACAATGGCGTTCCCCGACTTGACTGCGCCGGCCACCCTGCCTCCACATGGGGGGACGGAGGACAGGGTGGCTCGACGCTACTCGCGGGGGCTGATTGGGCCGCGAGCATCCGAGTAGCCTAGCACATTGCGTGCTGACTTTCAATAGGGTCGCCGCAGTCATCCACATGTATGTATGCCCGGGGAATACGTATGCATGAGGATTACGCTTCCGGGTGGTGCGGACCGTAGACTGCACGAGTAGAGTATGGTCCGGTGCGGAAGTATTCGTTTCCTCCGTGGATGATGGACGGGACTGACGAGCCGAACTGGCGCATCTGGTAGGCTTGGACCGGCGTAAGGTTAAGGACGTGGTTCTGGAACCACTTCCGGAGTTCTGGCGGGAGCGAGTCGTACATTCGGTAACGACGCTCCCGCTCTGCCTGTTCAAGCGGCTGACCATCGCCGGCGTTGTTAGTATTCGGCGACGTTATCGTAGTAGAAGGACTCGAGCCAGTCCATCGTCTTCTTCGGAACCTCGATGTCCGCATAGCAGTTGTTTCCAATAGGCTTGCTGACGCGACCGACGGTTACGTTGCCGCCTTTGTCGACGTAGTACTCGACGTTGCAGGGGATCGGAGTCTCTGACTCGACCAGCTCGATGGGGACGGTTGCGTCTACTCTCATTTGACCAACTCGTATTTGATGAGTCGCAGATTGAAGCGTTCGCCCTTTATCTGGAACTCGAGGTTGTCGATGTTGGAGTCAAGCTGGGTCCGTTCGCCGAACGTGACTTTATCAAACTCCAGTTGCAGCGCGGTGCCGCACACTCCAAGGATTGCCTTGTCCTGTGGGGTGAGCGGCACTCGCCGGGCGGGTTTTTGAGGCTGTCTCATAGAAGCAGGTCCAGGTTGATAGGAGTATTGTCGACGACCTTCGGCCTTGGTTCGACCCGCTCGACCGGACGGAAGAGGCGCTCCCGCATAAGCCAGTGGGAACGCATCTTCGCCAACATTCCGTTGACTACCATCACGTCGAAGTTGCTCGAAGGGTTGAAGCCCTCGAGAACGATCTTCTCCTCGGCGGGCTTCAGGTCGATGGTCACAGCGTCAGACGGTTTAGGGTCCTTGAACGGGGTCAATCTCCTTCACCTCCACAATGGCGGGCGCCGCAGTCTTCTTTCTGAAGACCACGACTTTGTTCCGCTCGATGGTGACGACTAGGTCGTCGTACTTGGTTGAGCCTAAGTCGCGGATTTCGTCGCGTTTTGCGTAGAAGCGCATCCTTAGGTTGGTGGCGTGACGAGGCATTGTGCAGACCACCTCGACCCCGATTTCCGAGGCCAAGGCTTGGTCCGCCAACTCCAACACGTTACCGTATGGGTTAGGTCTACTCATTTTCCTTCTCTAGGTCTTTGGCGAACTTCTCCATGAACTCTTCCTGGGCGTAGGGATGCTCCAGGTCTTTGTTTTCAAGGAAAAGATCGTTGACGGCCTTGATGACGTCGGTCACAAGCACGCCCTTCGGTGGCTCGCCTGACTTCTTATCGCGGGCGAAGGCGAGACGGGTCGCCCGCTGAGGGATGGATACCAGCATCGCGCCTGAGACGATGTCTTCGAGGAGGAAATGGCGGGCGAGGCCCAGCTTGATTTCCCTCTTCTCGAAGTTTGCAGTGATTGACTTCGCCTCGGCGATGATGTGGTTCGGGTCGTAGAACGCCTCGAGCGCCGCAAAGGCGAGCTGGTCGACGGGCTCTCCTGCGAAGACGTGCGCGAACGACCGAGTAAGGATGGTCTCGGCCGCCTCCTTGGTCGGACGCTTGACCTTGATCTTGAAGTCGCAGCGACCGTCCCGCAGGAGCGCGTTGTCGATGACGCCCTCGCGGTTCGTGGCGAGGAGTATGAAGGCGCCCGACTCTCTGATCCCGTCCATTTCGGCCAGGAACGTGGAGACTTGCGACTCCTCCCAGGGAGTAACCCGACGAACACGGCCGGTCCGGTCAGGGAAAAGGACTTCCGCCTCGACGATGAAGACCAGGAGCGGATGGCC